TGGACTGTACTCACCGATATCCCACAGGATCTGCTTACATAGCTCACGATCAGCGTGTAAGTCCTCGCTATGAGCCAAAGGTGTGCCTTCGCTCCATTTGCTAATCGACTGAAAGTCAATCTCATCACCAACCACAAGTACAGAGTCAAACTTCTCTCGCCTTGATAGCTTGATTATATTGCGCACGGCAGAATCCAATTGATATGGCACCTGCAAATCTGAGATTACTAGCCACCGCTTAATCGTCATCCTCATCGTCATAGGGATCAATTACGGGAATGATGCCGTCTTTGCCCGTAATCCAATCTGGCAGGGTGCGTTGGTCTGTAAGCAACCAGAATGCACGCTCAGCTGTGAAGCCTGCAGCTATGGCAGCCTTATAGCAAGTATGTAACGCAATATAGTGTTGATCTAGTTTACTCAAAGGCTCTGCTATCTTGCGCACTCTACGCCTGATAGGTTTCTTGCGCTTGCGGGTAGTTGCCATAATTAGATTATCGCTCACTAATTGCAATAAACAGATCATCAACACGCTTCTCTAGCCTTGTTAACTGATCCTTCATGCTAAGTCCACCATTAGGCCGTAGCTCGTTCAGCCAGCCTTTAACTATAAAACGTAATCCGATGAGACCGCCTGATAGCACAGCGATAATGCCAGCGCCAAAGCCAGCCCATTCTTGAAGTGTCATGCTTCATTAGCACCGATGCCATAGGCACTGTCGGATTTGTCTAAAGCCCTAGCTGCTGGTCCTGCAAGTGCTGCTACTATTACTGATATAACAGGATCAAGTCCTAGCTCATTACTTGCTAAGAATGTTAAGAATGATACAAGCACGCCCCTAAAGTATGATTTCAATACAGCCTTTTGTTTCTTACTTATCTTCATATCTTGCCCCCTATTAGTGGTATGTCAAACGGTCTGCCGTCTGTGTCTCCTGCTTTAGTAAAACTACAGTGCAAATGTTTTTTATGCGGGTTAATTCCTTTGTACTTACGCCATTTCCAATTTAATATTTTTGAGCATATCTTCCCGTTAAAGATGACGTATGATATGCGTTTATCCGATTTGGCTGCGACTCTGATCTGGTCAGCCAGATAAGGTGCGAGGCTATCGGATGACTCCAGCCTAGAATTAATATCAATTGCTCTAACCCAGATCCCGTCTGGATTATGATCCGATTTTCTGGCGGAGTGACGACTATCGCCCAACCATCCTTCTGGACTTTTAGTACAGCGATCTGGAAACCACGTATCAATTTGATCTCTTAACTGCACACCAGCTGCACATAGTTTAGGCTTCAATTTCAATCCAACTTAATGTATTTTCATTCCAAAGCCAATTAAGTCCTACTGGTTTAGGTGTTGGCGAGTTCCAAAAAGAACCTGATCTAGTCCAAGATGCATACGGCTGTGGTGTTACAAATATATCCTCGTCAGGATTATAAGTATAGCCAATGCCAGCGTATGTGCCTCTGATATTAGAATTGTAACTGGTGCGCTTGCAGGTTTGACCTTTAAAATTTTCATACCAAGTTTCGGTGTCTAATCCTTCAATAGTTTCAGTTTCATCAATACCTGTTATAACTTCAGTAACTATGCCATCTGTAATAAATGCGTAATGTGCCATTATGACCAGCTCACATTTCCAGTACCTGCTGTTATTGTTGTAACTTTGTTTAAGCCATCTGTTGCAGTGCTTCCAGTTAAGCCTGCACCTATTGTAATTGTGCCGCTTGCAGACAAGTATCTAAGAATTACCACACCTGAACCGCCATTAGCACCTGCTCCGTCATCGGGTCTATTTCGACCACCAGCACCTCCACCAGTATTTGCAGTTGCATTTACAGCTGCATTTAGTTGACCAGCTGAACCACCGCCTGTACCAGCGCTACCTTGTGAACCTGATTGCGATGAACCACCGCCGCCACCTGCGTAAGTTACAGATGTGCCTGTAATTGAGGTCGCAACTCCATTACCACCATTACCAGCAGTAGTTCCAGAAGCACTTGTACCTGCTTGACCAGCTCCGCCACCGCCGCCACCTGCGTTAGTTCCGCTTACCCCAGAACCACCAGCAAATCCTTGATTTGTTGTGCCGCTTGAACCTGCAGCGCCACTAGCACCTCCACCGCCAGAACCACCAGTTGCAGGTGCATTTGCCCCGCCTTGACTACCGCCACCTGCGCCGCCGCTCGATGTAATGCTAGAAAAGACACTGTTGCCGCCAAACCCACCTCTATCAAAACTTGGTGCAATTGGCGCACCAGTTCCACCTGCGCCTATTGTGACTGTGTAATTTGTTGACTTACTTAATGTTAATGCAGTTTCTAAAGTTCCACCACCACCAGTTGCTGTAACAGTACTGCGTAAACCGCCACTACCGCCGCCACCTGCGTTATGGTTTCCACCACCACCACCACCAGCAACAACTAAATAATTAACAACCAATGGTGGTATAAATTGATCTGTCAAAGCTGCAATTAAATTACCAATCATTATGCAATTCCACCAACAACATACCAAGCATTAGCAGCGGTCTTGATACACGCTGCTGATTTATATTGTGCAAGGGTTGGAGATGCTGCTGTAGCACCAGCACTTAATACTGTTGTAGTGCCTGGTGTTACTGCACTAATTGTTACTGTGCCAACACCAATACTCAATACTGTAATAACTGTGCCTACTGGAAAGTTATATGTAGCATCTACTGGTATCTTAAATGCTACAGCTGTTGCTTTATTCATCTGCACAAGCTGTTGGTACTCATCACCACTTGCTGCTGTGTAATCTACTGTCTTAGCAGCTTGTACTGCAAAGGCTGGTAAGCCGTTAAAAATTGTACTGGTAAGGACATCACCAGTAACTACTGGAAAAGTTGGCATTTATATCTCCTTAATAAGATAATACGCTTTCGTCTATGACACCGTAATCTACGTTGCCAATTATAAACCCATCAATAACATTTTCTAGCGTACCCAGCACGACACGAAAGCTGTTTGGCGTGATTGTGTTAGATACACTAAATACCTGCAGGGTGTCCTCTAGTAATGAGCCGCCTGGCTGTGTCGTAGATACTGTAATAGGGTCAAAAAACTCTAGGCTCAAAGCGGCTACAATCCCTGTGTCGTAGTTAGGCGTGTATAGGTCAAGCTCTATGGCATCGCATCTGACCGTAGTTTCTTGCCTACTAGCCACATAAGCCCTTGCATAGTCAAGTGCTACGGAATCGCTCTCCATTAAAAGATTTTGTATGTTATAGCTGTGTATAAAATACTTAGCAATACTGGCTGGGTTGGTCGCTGTCTGTGGTGTGCCGCCTGACCTAGTTACTGTAGCTGAGTTAAATATAAGATCATCGTTTAGTAGCCATTTTGCATTGGCATATCTAATGCCTGCACCTGCATCTTCAAACACTGTAGGCGTGTCACCTATTGATGATGTGGCTGTAGCACGATCCTTAAATACAAAGTCCCCGTTAAAATCAGCGTAGAAAGCGCCATACTCTGACTCCGCTACGGTCTGCATAGCACCTAGTGATGTACGTGCTGTGCCAGGATCAGCCTGTAGAGAAGTTTGTCCAACATCTACGACACGTGCAGTTGATGGCCAATCAATTTCATCTAGTATTTGATTGATGCGTGTGCCTGATAAATCACCTGCTGTTGCACCTGTAACTGTACTGATCTGTGCATTTTGCGCTAGGCGCATGGCATCTACAGCTGTAATTGTAGTATAGGCAACCTCTGTAGCATCTTTAGGTTGTGTGTTTACATAAGATGTAATAAAACCAGAAAATATAGGATATGTAATACCAAGATGTGTAGCAGTTATCTGCACCTTCTTCATCGGTGTCAGCAGACCTGCGTATGGCCCATTTTCGTTAGTCGGATTAAAATCGCCATTTTGATCTACTATGCGTAAAGTCATTGTACCTGTTTGGAATTGATCTGCTAAAGCATTACGCCCTGATTGTGTTTGTATGTAATTCACCTGATCGGATACGTCAACAATAACAGCTACAGCATCGGCAAACACGTTTACACCGATCTTACCTATATCTATCTGCATAGCCTGAGCTATTGCAGGGCCAGTGCTTAGATTTAGTACAACATTAATTGTAGGTACTGGCATTACAAACTACCAGCCGTACTTGTAGAGATGCCATTTTTAGTAGCAGCTTGTATGCTTTCGGCTATAAGCTGTTGGAATCTATCGCCTGTGTTAGCGGTATCTACTGTAATTCTTAGTTCCCCTGTTTGTGGATTTCTTCTAAATATATCATCTGTAAAACCTTGTGGTATAGAAGCGGCATTAGTTATAGGCATAGATGGCATAGAGGTAAATGCACCAGCGCCAGATGATTGCGCTATGCTAGTAAATGATCCTGCTACCCCTGGCCTACTAAACGCATCTTGATAATTTAACAAAGCGTTGCCAGCTGCAAGGGCAGATGTTTTTAATACCTCTAGCGCTTTAGCACCTTCTAGTTCAGCGTTATACTTTTTAGCCAGTGCCTCATTATTGTCTAATATAGCAAGCTGCGATCTAATGCGTAATTTAGTCTCTTCATCGGTTGCAGCGTTCAGGGCTGCGGTTAGGCCTATGCGCTCTACGTCAAACTTGTCTTTGAGTTTATCTACTTCGGTCTTTGCTTTTAATTTTGCTATCTCTAGCGCTCTTAATCTATCTAATTCTTTTTGTTGCCGTACTTCTGTTCTAAATACTTGTGCAGATATACGGCCTGCGCTACGTTGCTTATTAAATGGTAATTCTGCTGGTTTGGCTTCCATTTTGCCTAAACGTGCTAAAGCTCCAAATACGCTTATGTCAAACAGGAAACCTTGTACTTGTTTAACTCCTGGAATCTTTTGTAGTTCTGCAATTAAAACACCTACGCCAGTAATAACATCGGCTATAGTTTTACCAAGATTCTCCATTTTTATTGCTGTATCTTGTATGCTTGTGTCTTTGCTTAGTACATCTAAAGCATCTACTATG